ACACTCTCAAGACTTAACTCAGAGTTTCTAACTCCATTAATCGCTAGAGCGTTCAAAATGTTATTACGTGCAGGCGCATTACCAGAGATGCCTGACATCTTAAAAGAAAGTGGTGTAGATATTGAGATAGTATTTATAAATCAATTAGCTAAAGCACAACAATATGATGATATTCAAAACATACAACAATGGGTACAATCTGTAGCTTTATTAGCTCAGATTAAGCCTGAAGCTATTGACCATATAGATGCTGACGGGATAGTAAAGCATATAGCAAAAATTCAAAATATACCTGAAATAGCTATTACAGATGATAAAGCTGTAAGAGAAGCTAGAGAGCAGAGAGCTCAGCAACAACAAGCAGCAATGATGTTAGAGGCTACTAATAAGGCTGCTGACACAGCCTCTAAAATGCAAGGAGTAGAAGGTGGAGGACAATAGAGAGAAGTTTAATGAAATAGCTAGATTGCTATTCAATACGCCTAATGGTAAGTACGTACTAGGAGCCTTAATAGAAGACTTTGTATATACAAACCCAGTGAGAAGTACCGTAGAAGAAACTTATCATATGTTAGGGAAGCAAGATTTGGTTCAAGCACTCAGAGAAATTGCCGAATCAGATGAAGATGATACTATTAATGTTTTAGGAGAATAGAATGTCAGAGGAACTACAAAACACATCTGTAGAGAATTATGGTGAATCACCTCAACCATCTGTACAAACACTGTCACCAGCTAGTCCCACAGAGGTACCACATGTAGAATCTGCAGAAAGTGTAAATCAGAATATATTAATATCAAATCTTTCAGAGGATCTAAGAAATGACCCTAGCTTGAGAGACTTTAAAGATATTAACGGGTTAGCTAAAAGCTTTGTTGAACAGAAGAGAATGTTAGGTAATTCAATTAGAGTACCTTCAGAAGACGCTGGAGAAGAGGCTTTAAATCAATTTTATGACAAACTAACAAGTGTTAAAGGTGTCATGAGATCCCCTGACACTCCAGAAGGTAAAGAAGCTTTACTAACATATTTAGGAAGACCCGAGAATCCTGAAGGTTATCAATTCAATATACCAGAGAATATACCTGTAGATCCTCAAGGTCTAAACGAATTCAAAGACTTAGCTTATAACTTAGGACTAACTAAAGAGCAGGCTCAGAAATCCATGGAGTATTATCAAAATATTCGTATAAGTGAAATTGACAATTTTAATAGAATGTCAAGCGAGAATGAGAGCCATCTTAAACAAATATGGGGAAATGAGTTCCACAACAATGTTCAAGCAGCTAATGCTTTAGCTCAAACATATAAAGAGAACTTCCCTGAAGCTTACCATGACTTAGCTAAGATTCAGAATAACCCTATAGTTCTAGATATTATGGCTAATCACGCTAGACTGCTTCATGAGCAGGGTAATCCAAATATTGTATCTCAAATACAGAAATTTGGTATGTCCTCTGCGGAAGCACTTGAACGTATTAGAGATATCCAAACAAATCCAGCATATGTGAATGCTTTGGATGGAGATCCTCAGAGGGAATTGCTACAGAAGAAGTTAAACGACTTATACCCTATAGCATATCCTGACGATGATTGATAGATTAGGGTAATAGCACTGCAGAAGCTACTACTCTACCTCAAAGTATAGGATAACCAGAACTGGCCCTAGAAAATGAGGAAACTTGACTCATGAGCCCACTAAGGACAACTTTTGAGAAAAGGCGTACTGCATACATTTAATTACTAATAATTAGGAGTATGATATTATGTCTACTGAAATTAATAAAGCATTTGTCCAACAATTTTCGGACAATTTACTAATGCTTGCCCAACAGAAAGGTACCCGTCTAATGGGTTCAGTTCGTGTTAAAAAGACAGTAGGAAAATACGATCACTTCGATAGAATTGGTAAAGTATCAGCTCAGAAGAGGACTTCACGTCATGGTGATACTCCTCAGATTGATACTCCACATTCTAGACGTAGGGTTGTATTGGACGACTACGAATGGGCAGACCTTATCGACAGACAAGATGAAATCAGGATGATTACAGATCCTAGATCAGCTTATGCACAATCTGGAGGTAATGCTCTAGGTCGTAAAATGGATGAGCTTATTCTAGATGCTGCTACAGGTAATGCTACTTCAGTCGATTCTGCCGATGCAGGATCTAACGTTGCTCTTCCAGCAGGTCAAATTATTGATGAAGACTTCGGAACAGCTGATTCTAACTTGACTCTAGCTAAACTTATTGAAGCTAAACGTATTTTAGACAAGAATGAAATCTCTTCTGAGAACAGAACTCTTGTTCACAATGCATCTGCTTTAGCTAATCTATTGAATGACACAACTGTCACTAGCGCTGATTACAACAGTATTAAAGCTCTTGTAAGAGGTGATATTGACACATTCTTAGGGTTTAAGTTTGTAAAAACAGAACTATTGAATGGTACTGCAGATGGTACTGATACAGATCCAGTTCTTTGTATAGCTATGCAAAAGGACGCAATGGGTCTTGCAATGGGACAAGATATCACTGTCAGGATTTCTGAGAGAGATGACAAATCTTATGCAACTCAGGTCTACGCTTCAATGACAATGGGTGCTACTCGTATTGAAGACGAAGGTGTCGTTTCAATTCAATGTGTACAATCTGCTTAATAGGAGGATATTATGGCTGGTGAAACTACTAAAAGTACCCGCTTGACCTCAGTTCAAGCAGGCAACAAAAAAGATGCAAGGTTACAACGTGGTAGAGAATACACTGCTCTTGATACAGAAGCTATTGCAGCTACTGAATTAGAAGCAGCTGATGTAACAATCTTTGATATTCCAGTTCCAAGTAACGCTATTATCACTGAAATCGCTGTTTACAACGATGACTTAGATAGTAACGGTACTCCAACTCTAACTCTAGATGTTGGCTTGGCTGCTGGTGAAGACTTTACATCTATCACAAGTGGTACTGCTACTAAACACTCAGAAGATGACGTTTTAGATGCTGATGCGTTTGTTGATGGTTCAACCACTCTACAGGCCGCAACAACAAGCTATACTGTTCAAGCTTTTGATTCAACAACCTTTGGTCCAGATGATGCTAACAAGCCTTGCTGGGAAGTATTAGGCTATGATGAAGATCCTAGAACGACCTTCAGAATTTCTGCTACTTTCGCAGCTGCTGCAGCTACCGCTGCTGCTGGTGACTTAGCAATACGTGTAAAATACGTACTTGACTAAAACCTATGGCCTTCTCACGAGGGCCATATCTTTAGTTTAGTATACTTAAAGGATAGTATAAATGAGTTCAAAAGTACAATTATGTAACTTAGCATTAGCTAGAATAGGAGCTGCTAGGATTACTTCACTATCTGACAACACTAATGAAGCTAAATTATGTAACTTAATGTTTGACGATTTAGCAGAAGAAGTAATGTCCGAAGGTGCATGGAGTTCTACTGTAAGCAGAGCTACACTTGCACTTACAGCTAATACTCCTACGTATGGATATACATATGAATTCCAGTTACCCACTAACCCATTCTGCTTAAGAGTCTTAGAAATCAATGACTTAACATCAGGCGATTATGATTACCGTATAGAAGGTGATAAGTTACTGGCTAACATAAATACTATGAAAATACGTTATATAGGACGTATTACTGATACTCAGAGTTATGACCCTATGCTTAAAAGAGCCATTGTATCAAGATTAGCTGCAGAGTTAGCCTACCCGATAACTGGTAATTTACAAACATCTAGAGCTATGCAAGAGCTATATCAGTTCCATATTGCAGATGGATTAGCAGTAGATGGTACTCAAGGTTCTGTAGAAGATGTGTTTAGGTCAGATGATGTGGATGTTAGATAATGACTAGAAGAAATGAATCGCAAAGAAACTTTAACGCTGGTGAGATATCTCCTAGATTATATGCTAGGTCAGATGTTAATAAGTATAGCAATGCATTAGAGACTCTAACTAACGCTAGAGTATTACCTCACGGTCCTGTGGTAAGACGTAATGGTACTAAAT